GTAAGCATGGCGGCTGTTGCAAGCACTAATTACAAAACCTAGGCTTCCTAAAGGGGCCTAGGTTTTTTCATTTAACCAGGAAGCGCAAGTAATGCCTCTACTTGACTAAGAGGTATTGCGAAGTTAACTTGCATGGCGTTTTCCCCGATACGGGAAAGATTGAACTCGCTGGCTGTTATGCTTATGCCTGGGGATAGTTCCCACTCCAAAGATTCTGTAAATTGGCAGTTTTGAAGGTAGACGGTATTGCCGCCTGCTGTTAGATTGCAATTTGCCGAAAAAACAACCCTATCTGATAAGAAGTCCATAATAGCAGACTTCCAATCAGTAATTTCGCATGATATACCAAGGAAAACGAAGGTGGGCTTTGGAAATCTATCTTTGAATGCCATAGGGTGTTCCTGTAACTCGATTTTGCTCGATAACACAAATGATGTTAGCGTGCATATAGGTGTTATCGAGATTTTTGTTGTAATCCTTTATGCGGGTATGATGTAAAGGTAGCCTGGAACCTTCCCAAGGTTTATGTAGGAGTTCGATTCTCCTTACCCGCTTTTGCAGACGTAGCTCAGTGGTAGAGCGTCACGTTTTTCTAAATTAAAGAAGGACTTTCTCAAGACATTTACAATGGGTATGTAAAGGTCTAAGGAGAAAGTATGATATCTGAAACTACACTAAAAGGCGAACTAGCAGCTTTGAAAGTTGATCAAAGAGCAATAGAACTTGGATATGTTTCGGCAAGACCCGTGTTCGATTGTGCTTATGATAGAATACTTGAAAAAGATGGCAAATTTTATCGAGTTCAAGTAAAATTCGTTGGTTCCGAAAAATCAAATCCTGTATCTGGTTCTTCTGTTGTAAGATTGACTCGTATAGGACATGAATCAAGTAAGGCTAAAACCTATAGTGCAAATGAAGTTGATATCGTAATAGCTTATATTGAATCTTTAGATTGTTTTGTTTGGTTGACTCCTGATAAATTTGCCGATAAAACGGTAATATCAATTAGATACGAAGCAGCAAAAAATGGACAATCTAAAGGATGTTGTATGTTGGATGATTGTAAATGGTAATATGCAACCATAATTCAGTGGTAGAATGTCTCCTTGCCAAGGAGAATGCCGAGAGTTCGAATCTCTCTGGTTGCTTTTAGATTGAGGGTTCAAATCCCTTCGTCTGCTTTTACAGGAGAATTAAGGTGGCAATAGTATTTTATGTCGATGGCGCAACAAAAGCAGTTACGACCGTTCAGCCAAGTCTGGAAGGCGGAAGAGTTCTCATTGAGGTAGCACTACCAGAAGGCATTCCTTTGCCTTTCCTGATGTCTCAATTGAGTTCTCTGAATATTTCATTGTCCTCACCTGCAAACGCAGCAACCGCTGCTGCACTTGTTGTCAAAATCACATACGGATAATGGTGCAAGTCTTGACTGCATATCCTTTTTTGCCGAAAGGAATGCATGCGCGAAGTCAAGGCCATCGTTTTTGATTCACTTGCAGAGTTCAATTCCAACAAGGGATTCTCTATGCATCAGGTGGCAATGGCTGAGTTCATTTACTTGATCAAAGAGAAAACATTCGTAAAGCACAGATATGCACCATATGTTACAGCAACTCAAAAACCGCAAAGCATTCCTGATGGGACTCCTGATAGGATTTGCTATAGGATTTAGCTATGTCATCTTCTTCAAACCCTTCTAAGCAAACCTATACTCCGCAAGAGATTCGAGACTCCGTAAGGTGTCTTGAAGACATTTTTTCGAAGACTCAGCTAGAAGAGCTAGAGAAGGATTATTACGTCAGCTTCAATGGCGGTATTCTTTCTCTAGGGGCTAAAAAGATTCATGTAAGTAAACGTCCAGACAACCAAGAAAGGTGAACTATGCATTACAGAAACGGCAGAGAAGCAAAGAACGGTGACAAGATTGTTTCATTGGCGGGCTACGGCACTGGAGCAGTAAACATTAATGCCATTGGAATTTTGTTTGACGCAAAGCCTGGTAATGATTTTTGCAATGGCAGTATAGCCCCTATTACAGGCGGCGCTGTTGTTGGAGCCTGCTTGTGCGACTGCTTGCATTATGATGACGTTGCTCAATTGTTTGTAGAAAAGGGCTGGGATAAGCGTCCCGCTGGCAAGTAATTGATTCGCCACCGTGCCCCGAATGGCAAGGGACCGCTTTTGTAAAGCGGCGTCGAAAGACATTGCAGGTTCAAGTCCTGTCGGTGGCTTTGTTAGCAGAGTTACAGAGGTAAGGCCATGCCAGAGAAAAAGCCAAAAGAGAAAGTCAAGCCTAAGAAGCCTTTTGTTTTTGATCCAAACAAGCCTGTTCTTTACAAGATCGAAAGGCTCCCCAAAAGCTTCAAGGTCTTTAGAGAAGGCTATATTGATGCTGAAATAAGCATAGGCAAAGCTGGCTATCTAACTGTTACAACAAAAACTAAAGACAACAATATTGTCTCAAGGGACATATGCTTCCTTGACTATAGAGAAATCAAGAAAACTCTGGCTGATGCTCTTTTTAGATCCTGGCAAGAGATTCACAAAGAGCGCATAGAAAAGACCAGAACCAAGTCTGTACATTCAAAACTTCAGAAATGGACTCAAGCATCGCTTACGAGCGGCTTCAACTTTCTCGTCTATCCTGAATGGAAGCATCTTGTAACTCAGATGGACCCGAATGTTACAGCTATCTTCAGAAAGTTCTTTGTTGTTCGTGGACCGCAGGGTAGGTATCCTGAAATATTGTTTGATCCTCGTCTATACGAAAACAAGAACTTCGTAAGAGATTTGCTTTCATACAACTCAATCCATTTGTGTCTTGATAATTGTTCGTTCAATGACCAAAATGAGTTGATCTTTTCTAATGAAACAGCTTATCGCTATGAGAGAAATCTCAGAATGCAGACGGACAACTGGCGTCTTCTGTTTTCTGATACCGGCGAAACGTACAAGGCACTAAACAAAACTCTTGACAACTGGCCTCGCGGAATGGCTGTTGAACTTGCTCACAAGTTGAAGAAGTTTCACCTGTCTCAACCTATCTATGACAGAGTTAAACTTGCTTTGGTTTGTTCAATGGTAGAAGCAGAACCTGCTCATGCAAGAAATGGCGATAACGGAAACGTTCTTCGCATGAACATAAATTGCATTGTGCGTTCAACTCCTGAGCAAGTACGCAAGGCGTTCAAACTTTTCAAGAAGAACTATACGAAGGTTCACAAGATCAAATGTCATTATAGCCTAAGAGGTCATAGAGGCATTAGTGCTTTTGCTCACTATCTTTCTGATTTCGATCAGCTTCATGAGGGAGAAATTATTGGGCTTCTCGAAAAGGCTCATCGCTGGCACCAGGATGCTGAGCTTAGAAGAGCAGCCGAGGCCGAAAGACGCCGTATTGAATGGGAAGCTGGTAGAGAAGAAAGAGAGCGTAGGGCGGCTCTCAACCAGGCGCAAAGAGAAGCAGAGGAAGCGGCTATGAAGCTGAAGCCCACTGCAACTCCTCCAATTCCCTTGCCTGAAGATGAATGTATCAAGTTCCTTGATACAGTTGAGAAGGTGTTCCAAGAAGGCGAAACAATGGGGCATTGCATAGCTTCTTATGCTAGATCTGCGCTTAGCGGTGAATGCTACTTGTTCCATATTGACTATAGCGAAGAGAAAGCCTCTATAATGGTCAATAAGCACGGAAAGGTAGTTCAGTCATACGGTCCCCGCAATTGCGTAAACAAGGCCTCTGAATGGGCTAAAAAGGAACTCGGTAAGTGGGGAGACGAGATTGTAAAACACCTCGATTCGTTACCTACCATTAAGCAGCTTGACAATCAGATTGCACAGATAGCGATGGACGAACAGCCTCGAAATGTTGATTTGCGATTCGCTGCCGTAATAGACGAAGACGGAGGATTCTGATGAAAAAACTTAACATCCCGACAATTGGTACTGAGTTTGTGCTTGCTTCTGATTGGGAGTTTACTCTTTACTCAGAACACAGAAACGATAAGTTCTGGAAAAACTATCAAAAGATTGACAGTTCAATACAGAATCCGACTAAAGAAAGCACTTGGTACGGAGATAGAACCAATCTCAATGCTGCGATCACTCTTCCCGCAGGAACTGTTATTTCCATTGCTCGTATCTATGTTAGAGCGGGCAAGGAAGAGTACGATTCCATTACGTTTTCTATCAAATCTTGTCCTACAAAAGGCATTAAGGGTCGTTTTTGGGTCAAACTTGAAGACGCAAACGAAATGACATATGTTGCCTAAAGGATAAGTGGTTTCCATGTCAAATTACAAGACATGGAAAAGCTCTCTCAAAAGCTAGCAAAAACACTTGTTGAAGTGGAGCTTGAAATAGAGCGATACGTCTTTGAACAGAAGTTCTACCTAGAGTTTCGGAATAAAGCTTGGGCAGCGTGTCCTCAAGGGCAAGCGCTAATGTCGTTGACGATACTTGCGACGAATCTACGATACGATATTGAGACCCTTCGCAAACACGGCTTGTAGTTCTAAGGAGTTAGCGGTGAGAATTCACAGAAGTTTCCGTAACATTGGTATGTCCAAGATTGTTCAGGTTTCTGAGAAGGCAAAAGTCTGGGCACCGACATTTGAAAAAGAATCTAAGCTGCCCTTTATCTATTTTCAGCGAGGAGAAGTTGGATATCCGACTCCATCTTTTCTTGTTGAAGGCTTTAGAGAAGCTATTGAAAAAGGCTATACCAAGTATCCGAAACCAGGCGGAGAAGACTACTTCAAGGAAGCCGTTCTAAGCGATCTATATCAGAGCTATGATGTAAAGGGGCTTAAGCACGAAAACATAGCTGCTGTTTATGGAGGCCAAGAGGGTCTTGAACTTGTCTTTGCGGCCTTTAGAGGCGCAACGGTCGCAGGTTTTACTCCTTGTTGGTCTTGTATGTTTGACAACATCATTCCATATACTGAGTCAAACTTCATCTCTGTGCCGCTTGTTGAGTCAGAGAATTGGGGTATCCCGTGGAAGAAGTTGGAAGAAGCTCTGTCTAACTGTGAGTTGTTCTATTTTAACTCCCCGCATAATCCAACGGGTAAGGTTTTTTCTAATCAAGAAGTGCTTAAGCTTGCTCATCTTTGCGAGAAATATGGCGTAACACTGGTTTCTGATGAAGCCTATAAGGGCTTGATCTACGGCGAGAACAGAAGAACGTTCGACCACTTTAGTCCATTGAATTTTGGGTACAACAATACTGTGTCCGTCAACACCTTCTCCAAGGTCTTTGCTGCTACTGGATTTAGAATTGGTTTTGTTGCCTCTCCGAGAGAAGATTTGATTGCTCATATTACGGGAGGTAACTATACCGAAACGGCTGGCGTTTCTTCTCCTACTCAATATGCGTTTGCTAAAGCGCTTAGGCATCCTGATAGAGAGGCTTGGGAGTATGAGTATTGGCGAGAAATGACAAAGAGAAGAGCGTCATTGGCTGAAAATCTGAGTCCGACGCTGGGAGTAAACAAGCCTGATGGAGCGTTCTACGCCTTTGTTAGAGTTTCAAGTCCCGAGAAAGAGGCATTTGTAGTTAACATGCTTATGCAGAATGGCATTGCTGTTGTTCCTGGTTCGGCTTTCGGAACAGAATTTGCCGGATATGTAAGGCTTTCTTTCTCGACCCTAAAGACTGATGTTATTGAGGCGGGAGCGAAAAGATTCAATGATGTTGTTGCAAGAATCAATGCAGAAAAGAACATTTGCGAACAACCTTTGTGCTGAGGAAGTTATGACCAAAGAAAGACCAGAAGCTCGTAACGAGGGAGTCTTTACCCCAGATTCTTCCTCTAATATCAAAGAAGCCTTCTGCGGCATTTGCAACGATAAGATGAGCGTTGAAAGAGGGATAATGGGTGCGACTTCTTTTATGGAAGGGATGTCTAGAAGTAAGCATCTCCATGATCGATTTGAGTGTCCCAACTTAGACGAGAAGTGGCATATTCAGGTTAAGGCTATTCGCAAAAAGATGAATGATACCCCAAGTAAGGCTATTGAAGATTTGATGGCAAAAGAAGTTGAAGGTATCTTGAAGACAAGAAAGCCAACAAAAGAAGCCTTCAACTTTTGGGTGACCTAATGAATGACAATCTCGAAGCGTTACAGGAATCAGCAGCCAAATGTATAGAGCTTCATAATAGAGTCACAACCTTTGTCAAAGAAGGCATGAAGTTATTTCAGATCGATGACTTCATTAAGAAGAATCTCAAGGAACTTGGCTGTCGCTCGGCCTTCTATGGATACAAGAGTGGACGATTGCCTCCATTTCCTGCTCAAGCCTGTTTGAGCGTAAACGACTGTATTGTTCATGGAACTCCTGGTTATTACACTTTGCCGCTAAAAGCAACTGATCTGCTAAAAGTTGACATAGGCGTTGTGCATAAGGGTTACATTTCAGACCTGGGATGGACATATGCAATCAAAGAGAAAACCGAAAGTACAGAGAAGTTGATAAGATGTGGTAAAGAAGCAATAAGGCGTGGAATTGCAGAAGTTGGCTACAATAAGCCGATAAACGCTTATACGAGAGCGGTTCAAGAGTGTGTAGAAACAGATTACTCGCTATTCGTAATAGAGGCTTTGGGAGGTCATTTCTTCGGAAAAAGACTCCACGAAAGCCCCTTCATTCCCAACAGCGGCTATAATCCATCGGAAGAGAGATTCCCATTGGGAACCGTAGCTGTCGAGCCTATGATAGGTCTTACTACGGGTGAAGCAGTACCTGACGGTTGGCCCGTTTGTACCCAAGATGGAGGCTATAGCTCTCACTTCGAGCATAACCTCCTGATTCGTGAAAGTGAAGTGATTTTGTTGTCGGTTGATTTGGAGAAAGTACCTGAGATAATCGGGACGTAGAAAGTATATGAAGAAAGATAGAAAGAAAATGTCGAAAACTGAGAGGCACAAGAAGATGTTGCCTCTCATGTCGTTTATGGAAATGCTCAAAAGAAAACTCGTAACCTGGGATGACGTTGAAGATTTCGTTGAAATCTGGCACAGCGGGTCGTATGACTGTGAATTGCATGAGTTTCTTGGTATGAGTTTGGAAGAGTACAAGCTGTGGGTAACGAATCCACATCTTGCTCATCACATTGGGTACGTCAATCAATTCTCGTTTGCCTAAAAAGTGCAAACAGAAACGGATATCATCCTACATGGAATTCGACAAAAAGAAAATTGTCATGGCCTCGCAGGATAGGGCTGTCTTGGTTGGCGAGCAGATCAACAAGATATTGGAAGCCATAGACATTCCATGCGCAATGGTAACTGACGAGTCTCAATTGTACGACTTTCCTGTTGAAGAGGAAGAGTGCAAGGAGATTAGCGAGAAGCTTGGTGTAGAAGTCAAGCTTAATGATCGCATCGTCGATATCGCAGAGAGAATGTTGCAGAAGCAAAGCCATCAACAGTGAGTTTTTATGCCCAAGACAGATCCAGCAGAATACGCAGCAACGAAGTACAGAACAACTTCGGCAAAAGCAAGGAAGCTTGACATAAGCGACTTTTCTGATTTTGCTCCTTTGCGTGATTCTTTATGCGTTGCACTGTCCCTACTAACAGGTGAAGAGCATCTATCCTTGCAAGACTGCAAGCGAGTTGTTGTTTTCTTTGACGGTAACGTTCGCAGATTTAACAAGAACAGTCTTCTTCAGGACGAAGTTGTTGAACGCGCTGGACTAAACAACCTTTTACCATTCCTTTTCTCTGCTCCTCAGAATCAACCATGTTCTCAATTTGGTTGCAGAGAGCCTGAGAACGGCTTTGGCGTAATGAAGCTCAAAGCTGGTGAAACTGGCAAGAACTATGCTGTTATTTCAACAGTAAGAGAGGATCAGCCTCGCGCCTACATCGTTATACTGAATGAGGATGTTAACGCTGTCTTGTCTCACTTTGAATCGCAGAACGAGAAAAACGATTCGCTACTTCTTGTGGATAGACCGCCGATTCTTGACAATGATTTCATGAACGAAATTCTCAAGAACTCCGTTGAGTTTTTGGAGAATCACCACAACTTTGCTCATTTTGGAACCCGACCAGCAAGAGGCCTTATTTTCAGAGGCGATCCTGGTAACGGCAAGACCATGCTCTGTAAGTGGATTCAGGTTCTCGCCAAGAAAGCCGGTCTAACGGTAAAGTCATACTCTGGTTCAGATATTGACTGCTACTACAGAGACGGCGAAATGACTTACATGATGAATTCTGCAAACATCATGTTCTTTGATGACATTGACATCTCGTTCCTTACCCGTCGAAAGGGAGCAGAGAGCGATTCTAAGAAGGCTTGTGCATTGCTTTCGGCAATGGACGGCATAAGCGATGTCAAGAAGGGTGTTGTTAGAATCTTCACAACCAACGAAAGAACAACGGACATCGATCCAGCCTTCCTTCGTCCAGGTCGTATTGATAAGGCTTTCAACTTTGAGCCTCCATCGGGCGCTCTTAGGATGTTGGTTATCAAGACATACTGGCATCCCGATATTCTCAAAGAGATCGATGTCGATGCCTTGGTGGAGCAAACTGAAAACATTTCATTTGCTGACCTTGAGGAAATCAAGACATTGCTCGTTCAGGGCTATATCTTCAACAAGAAGTGGGACATGGAAGAAGCAATCAACGATTTCCGTCACAGGAAAGACACAAGCAAAGATCCAAAAGAAGAATTGGAACCGCTTAATTGATCGCATACCTTGACATAGCCGCTTGGGTTGGCGCTGCGCAGATTCTTTCTATGTATGCGCTTATTTCAACTAACCGCATAAAAGCGAAGAAGCTGTATCATTTTTTCAACTTTAGCGGCGCAGCTTTTGTTTGCGTTTCCTGTGTTATAGGTGAAGTTTGGCAGGCGGCTGCTGTTGAGGGGATTTGGGCTTTGATGGCTCTTATCTTCTTTACTAGACAATGCTTTCCAAAAAAACTGACGCCCGAAGAATTGTGTGTCCTTCAGTTCAATGAAGCTAACAAAGCTCTTGAAAAATATGAAGGCAAGCCAGTTCAGGAAGCTTTCGAGGCTATCAAGAAAGAGTTTCCAGACTACAAGGTTGTTCTTCTTCAACCTAAGAGTCGAATCCCTGCTAAGTTTGATTATGACCGTATAACGCTAACTAACCATGAAGGCGTTGCTCGTTCCGTCATTGTTGGTTGAAAGATTTTTATGACTCCATTAACTCCTGAACAAATCAATTTCGTCATACAAAAAGTCGGAGAGTGGTTAAGGGTTGGAGGAACTAACAGATCAGATGTAGACGCTTCTCATTCTGCTCTTTTGCACAGGCTTTTGTCTGGCAAAAATGCTTTTCCTAAACCGCCTCCTTGTAAAATGTCATATCCTTGGTATGAACTTAGCGAGGGTAAAAAGATTGAGCTTGATCGAGATTTTGACAAAATCACAATCGTTGGAGATCTTGTTCATGTAGGTAATAGCGGTCCTTTTATGTACTTGGACAAGCAAGCGTCTCCCGATCTTCTTGTTTATCCTCCAAGCGGCGAAATCTTCCAGATAACGCTCGAAAATGACAAGACATTCATACAAAAGGTTATTCAGAAATCATTTAGACCTCTTGAAGAAGGCGGTAAGTGGACTGGTTGCGAAGGATGCGGCTCTCCTGATTGTGATGGAAAGTGTAGGTAATGATGGGTGCTGAAAGAGAAAACTGGGAAGCTGATGATAAGGTTGCTGCGGCTTTCGCTGCAAAGTTTCCAAAGCTCTTTATCAAGCGAGGCAAACCCATGTCTTCCATGAACGGAGGACTTGGGCTTGGTAAAGGCTGGTATGGACTATTTGAAGAGGCTTGCCAGCTACTTGAAAGCTACAGAGATCGTTGTCCAGAAATTCATCTCCTACAAGTTAAGGAGAAGTTCGCTAGACTAACTGTTTATGTTGGATTCGTTGATGCTTCAACAGAGCTTTGTAGAGAAATCTATGATGCTTTGCAGGTTATATGTAACAAGTCAGAACAGACTTGCGAAATCTGCGGCTCCACAAATAACGTTTCCAAAGGAACCCCTAACGGTTACTGGCTGCGTACACTGTGTGAGTCTTGCCATAAAGAAAAAAGCAATCAACCAGGAAAAATGGCTGATTTTGAGGCTGCTCGCAAGATCCTGGAATCTCTGAAAGAAAAAGAGGCCTGAAGTGTCTAGAACAGTAACCAACAGAATCATGATTGGAAAGAACGCTCCGCTTCTCGGAGAAACGCCTTCAATCGCTTTGGTTAATCCGAAGTTTGCAAGAAACGTTGGAGCGGTTATCCGTGTTGCTGCCTGCTTTGGTCTAAAGCAGGTCTGGTTTAGCGGCGACCGTATGAACATTGATCCAACTGGCAAAGAACGTATTCCTCGCGAAGAGCGCATGAAGGGATACGCCAATGTTCAACTGATTCAGAATGATATGTTCTTCAATCAGTTTCCGAAAGATGTTGTTCCTGTTGCCATCGAACTCAAAGATGGGGCAGAACAACTTCACGATTTTGAACATCCTGAAAAGGCTTTATATGTCTTTGGTCCTGAAGATGGAAGTCTCAAAAGAGACGAACTGATTCGTTGTCATCGTAGGGTTGTTATTCCTACCAGGCATTGCTTGAATCTTGCAACAGCAGTTTCCATTGTAATGTATGATCGTCTTGCGAAAAGACATCACAACGGCGAGGAATTGATTCCCGATCAAAACGAGCTTCTCAAGAACGATAGGGCTTGTCTGAGAGACCTCGTTGATGCAGATGACGAATCAATTATTGGATGAAATCAATGATAGAGCAACTCAAATCACTGGATTGGAAAGAGATTACCAAAAGCGGGGCTTTTTGGATATCTATGGCAATTATTGCAGTTGCCATATCATCTGCTATGTCTAGCTGCTTTAATGCTTGTGCCAAAAGCGATGAAGCTAGGTATAAGTACCATAGTGAAATGTTCAAATAAAACTGAGTTGCTGACGTTTTCATTTCCTTGCCGATACCAGGAATATGAAAATAAGCGACTTCGTAATCATGTCGGTTTTTGGTGTTTTCGTTCTATCAGTTTCATGTGCGGTTGTGTATTTGATTGGCAAAGAAGCAATCAATCATCGCATTGTTGAACTATCAGGCGATGTTACATCCGAACAGAAAATGACAGCAGTTGAGATTGCTAAGAAGGCTGCTCAAACATATAAGCTTTCTCAAGGCTCTAGCTGGCATACGTTAGAACTTATTCATAACGAATGGGAATCACAAGACAGCGATCTTGAGATTCGCTATTACGCTCACGAAAAAGAGCCAATAAGGTTCTTTGTAATTGTTCGCCCGAGAGAAACTATTGCCGGTATCGCCTTGGGAACTCCAAGGGAGAGCATGGTTCTTGGTCTTGGTGGACCAACTGAAACTCTTGTTCCATCTAACGATTTTGTTCCCGGCACTAAGATAATTTCAGGCTTTGGAATTATCCATACGCTTTCTCCGGGACTAGAAGGTATGCTCAATGTTAGCCCCCCAATAACGGAGGCGGAAGTTGAGAGAAACCTTTTGCTTATAGAAAACCCTAAAGCGACTGTAGACACGTTCGAAATACAGCGTCCAAACAACAAATAGTCTAAGAAGGAATCTCTAAGTTCTTATTGAATAAGAACGTGAGAGCTTTATTCTATTTGCATTTATTGCCGAGTTTCTTTGTATGGCAAATGAACAGCAGTCTGAGAATATTTCGCTTCCGACTGAGGTTTGGGTTGTCGCTTCTAACAGAAGAGATGGCGACCTACCAGACCCTCGTAAGATATTGGGAATGGGCTACCCTCAAGGCCCTAAAGACAAAAAATGGGGAGAGTCAGTATTCTTCAGCGTCAAGGAAGATGCAGAAGCTTTTCTAGCCTCTATTGATGAACATATGCGTCAGTATTTTGGAGTCTTCAAGGCATGGATAGAGATCAAGGCCAAGGCCTAAAGCTAGGTTGGGTCATTACCGAAGAAATTGGTGAAGTTGTTATTGACCCATCAGCTTACAGGGTTTTTATAGACGCATCTTTTGATGTTGATGTAGTAATTGTCAAGCCCCCTACTCTGGAAGACTTTGAGCCTTTTGAAGCCGAAGAAATAGAAGACTTCGAGCCATATTGCGATTAAGACCCAATGAGCCATACTGCACAAGAAGCTGAAATATTGAAACAAGCCTCTATGAATAGGCTTTCTTCGGTTGCTGCTTATGTTGAACATTGGATAGACAAAAAATGCGAGCAAATGGGCATTCAGTCAAGATGGGATGTTCAGTTCGAGCAAGAATACGAAGCTGTATTTGTAAAAGAAGAAGAATACTTGGAACCTTTTGAACCAGAAGAGTTTGAAGAGTTTTCAGCGTATTACGATCAGGACGACTAGCTTAAAGGCAGAGCGTTGACCTAGGAGCCTGCTGCTCTCACTTCGCAGTTTGGCGAAAGCCAAACAACCTTAGCAGGTCCGCCGATCAAAGATTAGGAGTTCGATTCTCCTTTCGTCCATTGCTTATAATTTGATTAATGATTGATAGAAACTTCTTCCCCTTTTCTTCCTTGAAATGAGTAAAACCTGAAACATCAATAATGCAAAGCTCAATACCTCGTTCTAGGCAAGCTTGAAATTTTCTCTGGTCATTGTTTTTGATTGAAGCAAGTTTGTCAGGTCCATGAATAGGCTCATAATGGTAAATGCCATTGAGTTCAAAAGCGAGTTTTAGACTTGGTATGTAAATGTCAAGTTCTGAATTGATGGCATCTTTTCTGTTGAAATGAATTTCAAAATTAGGATAGTTCTCTTTTAGTTTTTCTTCTAGATATTGTTCAAGTTTACTTCTACGAATTCCATAAGTCTTATGAGTGTTGTTATATGTACCAAAACAAGATTGAGAACAAAAATGATTTGGACTCTTCTTGATATAAGATTTTCTCTTTCTGAAGATTTTATTACATTGTCTACATGCTACTTCTTCCGTTCCTTCGTGAGATCTGTGCTGATTATAGCATTCACATGAACAATAGTTATTCAGTCTTGCTACCTTGCCTTTATTGTAGTTACAATAACCATTTGTTCTCTCAAAAAGTCGATTACACCAAATGCAGTTGAAGTTTTTCATAAATGAATATACGATGAAGAAAATGAAAATCCTTTTTCAATTCCTTCCTCGTCCATTTTCTATTAGTAAGGAGTTATTATGGCAAAGTTACAAGGTAACATAAACAACATATACATTGCAACCGAAGACATTTGTAAGGCAAATCAGTTCGGACTTATTGACACTATACTTTCAAGTGCCAATGTCTCAAACCTAACGCAAGACATGATGATTGCGTACCTGGATGCTACTCTTGAAAAGAAAGACAAACTCAAGCAAAGAGAAGCCTTCTTTTCTCGATGTTCAGATGAACTGGTCAAAAGAGGCGAAAAGAAAAGCAGAAGATTCGAGAGACTCGCCTAGAAACGTGAACGCTACTTGACAGGTGAAAAATAGCCGATATAGTTCTCAGACTGCCTAGAGGATGTCCCTCAAAGCAGACCCATCCGGTTTCAAACAGACGAGCGGCTAACCGGAACGCTCAATAGAATGGGAGCGCAGTATGATGTATAAAGCAGGTTTGGTGGCAGTGATCGTGGCGGATGGTAAAATCGTCCGCGAAATGAATAGCGGCGGAACTTCAACAGTTTACTTGCCGTTTGGATGCGAATACAGCATCCGTCTCAAGAACAACGAATCTCGTAGAGCAGCCGTCAGGATTTCCGTTGACGGTAGCGATGTCATGAGCGGACATCAGTTGGTTGTTGAGGCAAATTCGGAAAGCGAAGTCAAGGGTAAGCTTGATGCAGGCGGCAACGAAGCCAAGAATGCATTCAGATTCATCCAGAAGACTCAGAAGATTAGCGACCATCGTGGAGACAGGATTGACGACGGTATTGTAAGGATTGAGTTCCAGTTTGAGGAACCTCCTTATATTCCGCCGTATGTTCCTCATTATCCCAAGCTCAAGAAGGCCTATCCTGCTCCGTCACCAATTTGGTACGGAGGAGAAGGCGTACTGAGAAGCTCCGCAATGGACTCTCAAGTTTCTTGTAACTCCGTTCAGTCAAAAGGTTTCCAGTCTCAGACAAGGGGAATGATTGAGCCTGACAACGACAACGGTATTACTGTTGCTGGTTCTCATGTCAACCAGCGCTTTGGTACAACCCACCTTGGTAGGCTTGAAGCAACAAAGCATGTTATCGTCTTTGAGCTTCGCGGCGCAAAGAGCGATGGACAGCCTATTGTGCAGCCGGTTCTTTCTCGCAAGCCGGTTGAATGCCCTACTTGCGGAAAGAGTTGCAAGTCAAGCGCAAAGTTCTGTTCGGAATGCTCAACCTGCTTGGTGTAAGGAGCTTGCATGCCCTGTAGTGGACCGTCAATGCCTGATGATTCTGAAATAGACGCAGTAACCGACGAGGTTCTCGAATATCTCAGGAAGAATCATCGCGTTCACGATATGCCAAAAGAATTCCACACGGGATTTACGGCAAAAAACAGGGCAGAGGACCGAACTAAGTTGAGAGAAGTGATAAAAGCACTTCTTGACGGTAGAAATTGCGAAGAATGGTGATACAATGCCTACGGGGTCGAAAGGTTCCGTAGGCTTTTATGTTCCACGCTCTATTCATAGCTTTTTGTCTTAGCCACTCGCCATGCGTAAAGCATGAGTCAGCGGTTGTTTGTACAAAGCAAGTTCAGACAATGGAGCAACCGGATCTGATTAAGTGGAATCTTCAATCGTTTTATGACGCTCTTGCAAGAGATGACAGAAACGATATGAAAATCTTTGCTGATCGTTCAATACAGCTTCTCAGTCAACATAAGGCTTATAGAAACTGGTTGAAGGTTCATAACAAGGATGAGTATTTCAAGTTGATGAATCTGAAAAAGGTGATTCCTCCTCCTTTGAAGGTTGAAACGCCGAAAGAACAGAAGTCAAAGAAGGCGATGCCGTCTCAAACGTCGCCGCCCAGAAGCAGAAGGTATATCATACCTGGAGAGCAGATTCCGAGACATAGAGATAACTTGCCTGGTAACAGGTAATCAAAACGGGGCCGATACTGGCAATCGATCAAGGAGTAATATAGGAACGTTGCAAGCCGAGGAGCCTGCGGGACTCGTAAAAAGTAGGCACAAATCTAAGTGGCAACACTTTCGCAATGGCTGCCTAATTAAGGCACCACGCAAAGCCCTAGACGCAGATATGGGGTGGCGCGCAAAACTTCTGCTGGACCTGACCCAAATCTTCTTCAGTAAGTCGGGTTGAGATAAGAGAAGAATGCTCTCAACGGATAGTGTTGGCGATAGACGTTGAGTTAAGACAAATCACCAAACAAGCTTGTAGTAGCGCCTGGACAATTCACTTGAGACGCGGGTTCGACTCCCGCTCGGTCCATTTCCCGGTCGGAAAATCTTAGCCCTTCAAAGAAGGACCGGCTCCATATTCAGTTGTAATGACTGTTATGGAGCTAGTTATGAAGGATAAGATTTTCTGCGAACACTGTAAAAAAGAGGTAGAAAAAGAACGAGGCGAAATAAACAGGTCAAAAAGACTAAGACGACCATTATTTTGTTCTCGTTCTTGTTCTGTTGCCGCTGGTAATAAAAAGACTCCAAGAGGAACCGCAAGTCATTTGAAGAAAGGTAGAGAGCGAGATCAATTCACTCCTTTTCGATGGTTCTTGGCTAGAATAAAAACGAGAGTCAAGGAAAAAGGAAAGAATAACAATCTTACTCTTGAATATCTCAAACAGCTTTGGGAATCCCAAAATGGTATTTGTTCTTTTACTGGCTGGCGGATGGAACTTCCAAGACATGCAAGCGGTTGGAATGAATCATCAAGCCCAAAGAGAGCAAGCCTTGATCGTATAGATTCCTCAAAGGGTTACATACAGGGGAATGTTCGATTTGTTTCCGTGATTGCCAACTACGCAAGAAACAGTTTTGACGACAAGGAAGTAATTGCTTTTTGTAAAGCAGTCATGGAGAAACAAAATGGTATGTAGACTAAGCAGCAAAGTTGACATAAGCAATAGATCAAACTTTGCAATGCAAACTCTGCTGTTGATATGATCTCTTGTTTGCATAAAAATCCTTTGGGATGAATCCCCACGGCTCCATTGTATCAAAAAGATTGGAAGCAAAATGGTTTGGGAATACAAAGTAGTAGAAGCTGATACCGGAGCGTCTTCAACCATACAATACACAAGACAGTTAAACTCTTTAGGAGAGCAGGGTTGGGAAATGTGCGCAGAAACTGCTGCCGAATTCCTGGTTTTCAAAAGAGCAAAAGGCGAAGGACTGTCGGAAGAAGTCTTAAGGCTTCGAGAAGAAAATAAGAGACTTCGAGAAGAACTTCAGCAACCCAAGTGTCATAGCTGCCACTCGCTTCTTGGCGATAACTGGTGCGCTGATTGCGCAGGGAAAGCAGACAGAGAAAGATTTGAGCATTTCAAGAAAACAGGGCAAGATCTTTTTGCCCCAAAGACTGTTTGTAACATTTGCGGCGATCCAAATTGTTACGAACCAAATCAAAAGCACTAAAGGAAGTTGAAAGATGATTCTTGACAGAGTAACCATAACTGGTGCTGACGATAGCATCAAACCTACAGACCTTATTCCTTTGACCGAAAGATTTCCTTTCGTTGAATGGGGTATTCTTGTATCTAAGAGTCAAGAGGGGTCTTACAGATTTCCTTCGCTTTCTTGGATTGGGCAACTTTCGGAAGTAAGAAAGCAGAATCCCAAAATGATGCTTTCTGGTCATATCTGCGGACGCTGGGTTCGAGACATCTGTGATGGCAATTGGTCTATCGCAGCAGACCGCCCGAAATACATGGCAACCTTCCAAAGATTCCAACTCAACTTCCATGCTCAGGTGCATCGTCTCAGAAAAGATAAGTTCCTTGAGGGCATCAAGGCTTACAACGACATGGGTTTTCAGTTCATCTTTCAGATGGACAACGTGAACGACCCGCTTCTTTCTGAGGCTGAGGCCTTGGGAGTTAATGCCGTTCCTCTGTTTGATCTTTCTGGTGGCGCTGGCATATTGCCTTCTCATTGGCCAGAAGCTATGGGCTATTACTCTGGTTATGCTGGCGGGCTGTCGCCGGATAACGTTGCTGAGCAACTTGAGAAAATCAAGAAAGTTGCTAACGGCGATCAGAGAATATGGATTGACACAGAAACAAGAGTTCGTTCTGAGGACGATTCAAGACTTGACCTGGATAAGGTGGCAAGATTCTTGGAGAATTCAGAGCCTTACGTTACAAGATGATTATGAAATTCTTTGAACAAATCAAAAACCGAGGACTTGTTGCTCAAGTTTCTAACGAAGAGAAGCTTTCCTCTCTCCTAGATAAGAGAACAGTTGTTTACTGCGGATTCGATCCAACTTCAGATAGCTTAACTGTTGGCAATCTTCTTGCACTTGTTACTCTTAAGAGATTTGCGCAAGCTGGTCATTTTCCAATTATTCTGGTTGGCAATTTCACAGGAATGATTGGAGATCCAACTGGAAGAAGCACTGACCGTCCACAGCTTTCCGCTGAGCAGGTTCATATCAACTCTCAAAAGATTGCTGCCCAAGCAATTAAGGTTGTTGGTCAACCTTTTCAGATAGTTTTCAATGGTTCATTCTATGAAACACAAAACGTCTTGCAATTTATGCGAGATGTTGGAAGCTTGTTTACTGTCAACTCTATGCTTGCAAAGGATTCCGTTCAGAACAGACTGAACAGTGGTGGTCTTACGTTTACTGAAATGAGTTACTCTCTTTTTCAGGCGGCAGATTTCGATTTCTTGTTTCAACATTTTGGTTGCGTTCTTCAGATTGGAGGAAGCGATCAATGGGGTAATATTTGCGCAGGTATAGAACTTTGCGGTAAGCGGGGTCATGAAGTTTTTGGGCTTACATTCCCGCTTGTTACAAAGAGTGATGGAACCAAGTTTGGTAAATCATCTTCTGGAGCTATTTGGCTGGATCCAAAGAAGACATCTGTTTGGGAATTCTTTCAGTTTTGGGTAAACCTTCCCGATGACAACATTGAGAACCTGTTTAGAATGTTTTGTTTGAAGTCAGATGATTTCATAAGAACGATCATTGAAGGTCATAGAAGAAATCCCTCATCTAGGATGATTCAATTCACACTTGCGCTTGAAATGACAGAGCTTGTTCATAGCCTTAATGACGCATACAAGTGCATGAATGTGTCAAAAGCCTTGTTCCATGATGACTGGGAAGGGCTTACTGCTGAGGAGTTCGAGCTTGCTGCTGAAATTTCAGGAGTAGTTGATGAAGACTCTTCGATTGTCAATTTGCTTGTAAACAGCGGTCTTGCAACTAGCAAATCTGACGCAAATAGGCTTATCAAATCCAGCGGGGTAACTGTTAACGGAGATACAGTTACAGATCCGATGCTTAAAGACGTAGAGTTTTTTCACGGAAGGTTTCTAATCCTAAAAAAGGGAAAGAAGTCTGTGAGAATTGTTAGGAGAAAAGAATTATGCACCGTTTAGCAAGGATGGTTCCCATGTAGTAACCCTACATGGAGAACCAGAATGGATAGAGCAGAACGCAGATCTCGTACCGAAAAGATAGCAGAGAAGAGATTCCGTCAGTTATACTGCGATTACCACGGCACACCAAACGCCTGGTTTTATCGCCGTTACGACGAAGAGGAACGAGCCAAGGCAAAAGGTAAGTGCAGGAATCGTCGAGATTCTTGGCGCTGTCGTTGCGATTATTGTCTTGGTGGCCTAATACTTAAACAAGGTGTAGCAGATCAGAACTTCCGAGAACAGTTGGAAGATGCTGCCAATTTAAGCATGCCTCTTCCTAATGTTCAAGACGCAGGCAGTGTTGGTCCCTATGATTGGGGACACGAACTTTGGGAGTTAGATGTTTGCCCTTGGCGAGGATTCTGGTCATGCGGCGACAGCTTTCATCATCCTAAGAAGAAAATAAAGAACAACGGCAAGGGGTAGTGTTCCTAAAAATTGAACTAAGTCGCATACGGAATTGTCCGTATTCCTGGGAACAAACAAAATGCAAGTCAACACTAGTGCAATACTTGACTCTTTATTGCTTGTTACGGTTTTTGCCATTATTCTTGAAAGATCTTTGGCCTTAGTGTTCGAACAAAAGCGAATAGCCGAAATTCTCAAGGGTAAAGGTCTTAAAGAGATTATTGCCTTCTCTGTATGCTTTGCCGTATGCAGACTATGGGGAATCGACATTATATCATCCATTATGTCTCTTCCAGAGGGTAGGATGTTGGGTTTTGTTTTGACGGCGGCAGCGATAGCAGGAGGAAGTAAAGCCTCAATTAAGCTATTCCAGGACGTAATAGGGGTTGGGAAAATGATAAGGGGAGACAACAATGAAGGTAAATCCAATTGATAGTTCTAAGTCAAGTTTTATACTAGCCGAATCTGTTAAAGTCATAACCGTAGATAAGCCTGTTACAAAACTCGCAATCCCTCCGTTCATTCTTGGAATGAAGCTCAAGGAAATAGAGCCTCAAAGCGTGTTCACTCAAGTTGATGACAATTTGTTGTCTCTTGATAACCCTCAGTTTGTTCACGTTTTCTCGCTTGTTAAGGGCGTTGACTCTCCTTCTTGTTCCGAAATGACTGTTTTAGACAAATGGGAAAGCGATAGTTACGGCTTCTGGTCTGCCGTCCCAACAAACAGTATGGGTAAAACTCAATCTGCTTGGGAGCAAGAAAACCCAAACTTTCTTGATTGGCGAAGCGGCGGAACATTTGTTTTGGTTTTTCCTTTTGGAGGAGTGTATTGGGCCACAACAAGAGGAGCAGATCTAACAATACAAAACCATGTTATTGATACAAGATGGCGAGAGCCTTCTGTTCCAACTAATCTAACTGCGCAAGATTTAGGGAATCAGCTTGTTAAGCTAAACTGGAAAGACTCCTCTTCAGACGAGACAGCTTTTCATATCTTGATTGAGCAATACATTGGTGATAAGTGGGTTAAGATTCCATCGTATCAAAGAGCAGTTGCTAATGCAACGACTTTTAACTGGCAAGCTCCGTCTCCTGGCTATTACAGATTTCAGATTCGTTCAGCTTATTCTAAGCCTGAACAAAGTTGGTCTTTCAAGAGACCTGTTGGAATAGACAAGTACGAAAACGTTACCTTTGTAACTCCATCCGTTGTCAAATACTCTCAACTCAGCGGCTTTACTTATCTCCTTGTCAATGGTACATTCAGTAATCCTGCGGCTCCAACAAATTTCGGAGGAGCCAAGAAGACTGATAACTCTATTTTCTTTGTCTGGCAGGACAATTCTAACAACGAATCAGTTTTCCATATTCTTGAGGAAAAGTGGATTAACAACGAATGGGTCAGGCAGCCTCTCATAAGAGTCTTCCCCAATAGAAGCTCGTTCACGCTGTCTCCAAGACAACCTGGGAAATATAGGTACGCAGTTCGTTCTGCCTATAGTTTCCCAGACACAAGCATCAGCAGAACATCCTCGATTACTCCTTGGATTGAGTTCGTCATCTAACCAGCCTTGAAAGTGCTTCTTGAGCGGCCTATACTACAGGGGTCATTGCAACCCTTGGAGAACGTATGTCAACTCTTGAACCTGCTGTAACAACTGCTGACCGTAGAGTGCTTTTCAATGATCCAGAATTCCCATTCTGGACCAACAATCCTCAAGCAGGTCATGTTTTCCTTGAAAACGGATTTGTGGCTGTTATTACCAAGGTAGCCTTGGTTCATCAGAACATTCCGAAGCAAATTGACTTCAGGAAACTCTTGCCTGATGGTTCTGATAGTCTGTCAACCCCAACCGAATCTCTTTTTCTTGCGCCAGACAAAAAGCTCAAGGTCATTGACCGCATGTATTATCGCGGTCCTGAAAAGCGATTCGAGATTGATGCCATTGACTACGAGCCGCTTATCCTGTCTTCTCCCAAAATGAATCATGCCAATTTACTGAAGGACAACCCCCTCAGTAATCTTCCCTATTGGGGCGCTCCTGGCGGGAAGAACCTGACGATTGTTGCATGCCTTGAATGGGCTTTGGTTCACCTTGAATATGAGAACCGTAAGCTCCCATGTAAGGAAAACGAAATTACCATTCTTGAAATCAAGAGAGCAATCAGGTTGCAAAAACTTCGTCAGCAAACCAGACAGAATCAAGGTGTGATTGGAACAAATCAACCCCATATTTCAGACGAAGAACTCATTGCTTCTGCTAGCGCAGTCTAAGGGCTAGACTTTCGTCTACAAAACCGTTTGCAGACGAGCGTAATCTATTGGAGATAAACGAAATGGCGACAGTCACATCAAAGCGGGTCGAAGAACTGGTTGTTCAGCTTACTAAGGCTTGCGATGCCTATTACCAGAGCGATTCGCCAGTCATGTCTGATGCCGATTTTGATCGCCTCAAGGATGAGTTGATCTCTCTTGACCCTGACAATGATTTCCTGAAGACCGTTGGCGCTCCTGTCGGTTCGAGCGAGCTTACCAAAGTCAAGCACGAAATCCCAATGGGTTCGTTGAAGAAGATCAACAACTCCGAAGGCGAGTTCAACACTTGGCTTGGGTCAGTAATCCCAACAACCGGCAAAGACCCTTTGCTCTCCGTTAACTGGAAGCTTGACGGATCGAGCATTGAACTGATTTACCGCAACGGTAAGTTTGTTCAGGCTATTACCCGTGGCGACGGGTTGGTTGGCGAAGACGTTACCCACACCATCAAGAATGCCAAGGGATTCCCGAAGCAGCTTGCCGAAAAGGTTGATATTTCTGTCCGAGCAGAGGCAATCTTCCGCCTCAAGGATTGGAGCGCTTTCCTGAATAAGGAAGGCAAGAATCCTCGTAACGTTGCTGCTGGTACGGTTCGCCGTACCGATGGTCGTAACTCCGAACATCTGCATTGCGTTGCTTTCAACATTGTTGGTGCCCAAAAGTGGAAGACCTACAAGGAAAAGCTTGGATGGCTCCATACAAGAGGCTTTGAAGTTACTCAAACCTACTTTGTCACTCCTGACAAGGTAAAGAAAGTTGTTGATCAGACTCTTGAGAAGAGGTCTGAACTCGCTTATGAAATTGATGGACTGGTCATTAGCGTTGATGACTGCGAACATCAGGATACTCTTGGCGAGAAGGATGGACTGCCTTATTGGGCAAGAGCCTGGAAGTTTCCCGCAATGGGCGCTTTCAGTAAGCTTCTTGATGTAACCTGGGATGTTGGTACTCGGGGAACCATCAATCCTGTTGCGATTATCGAGCCTGCCGAGGTTGGTGGCGTTACGATTCGCAACGTAACCCTTCACAATATGGATGAGATTGAACGTCTCGGTATTCAGATTGGCGATGCTATTGAAGTTGTTCGCGCTGGAGACGTAATCCCCAAGATCGTTCGAGTTGTCAAGGCTGGAACTTCTCGCAAGCCTATTTCTTGCTCATCTTGTCCTGCTTGCGGCGGCAAGGTTCACAAGGATGGCCCTTTCATGCGTTGCGATGATGATGAATGCGAAGGCGTTCTCAACAAGCGCATCATGAAGTACATCAAGAAGCGCGAGATCATGTTCCTTGGCGATTCTGCTCTTGATAAGCTCATTGACGCTGGAACTGTTACTTGCGTTCGAGACCTTTACTTCCTGACTGTTGATAAGATGGTAAAGGCGGGTCTTGGTGAAGGTATGGCGCAGAAGATTCTTGAGGAAATCAAGAAGTCAATGAAGGTAACGCTTTCCGATCTTATCGGTTCGCTTTCCATTGACCTGCTTGGTCGCTCTCAGGCGCAGAACATTGTTGATGGCGGCATCTCAACTCTTTCCCAATGGAAGAATCTTCAGTCTAGCGACTTGATCAAGCTTGGTGGTTTCCAGGACGTAAGCGCTGGCCGTATCTGCAATAGCCTTCGCAAGAACTGGAAGACTGTTGAGGAGCTTGCTTCTATTCTCGATGTCCAGGAAGGCAAGATTCAGCCGAAGACCCACAGCAAGGGCAAGCTTTCTGGTCTTTCCTTCTGCTTTACGGGCGCTGCTAACAAGCCTCGCAAGGAGCTTCAGCGCATCGTTGAGGATAACGGCGGTATCTTTGCTGATGGCGTTGATTCCACTCTCAACTATCTTGTTATTGCCGACCTGAACAGCACTTCAAGCAAGGCTGTTAAGGCTCGTAAGCTGAATATCAAGATGATTACTGAAGATCAGTTCCTTGCTATGGTTTGAAAATGAAAACAGAAGAAATCAAAGTCAAACTTAGCAAACTTACTCGTCGCAAGAACGAAGAGATTGAGCGTCAATTTGCTGAGTTTAGCGAAAGAACCAAAGGCTTCAAAGGAATCTCCATTCAAGATATCAATGGGTACGGATACTCTGGTGTAGGCAACGATAAGTCTCAGGGCTTCTGTTCTGGACGTAGTTGCTACGCTTGGAATGAGAAGGAACAGTGGTGGTATCGAGAAACAGAAATCAAGCCTCCGCCTCCCAAGTACAGCACTTTCCTGGT